CTAAGGGTCGTAAAGCCGACCTCATACTGATGGAAGATAAGTCCGCTGGTATCTCACTGATCCAAGAACTACAAGGATCTGGTGTTCCGGTGCAAGGATACAACCCCGGACGAGCGGACAAGGTGCAGCGTATTAACATCGTGGCGCCACTGGTTGTCAAGGGCAAGGTGTACATCCCAGAAGATCCGGAGAACAAGGGTGAGTTTGCTCCATGGGCAAAACGGTTTTTGCGTCAGGTTTGTTCGTTTCCTGAAGCTGGTGGGCATGATGACTACGTGGACTCCCTCTCACAGGCTCTGCGTGTTTTGCGTGACTCTGGATGGTTACAGCTAGATCCGTTGCCGGCCAGGGACTACGACTACGCCGACGACGTCGCTAAAAACCGATTAGCCAACCCCTACGCCCAATAAGGGGCGGATTTTCTCCCTTCTGCGTATTAGTTAAAATAAGGACCATTTGTCCTCCCCAATCCCTGCCTGCTGATTCTATCAGGGGCCAAATCAAATAAAAGCACATGGCACAACCACAAATTCCGATTCAAATGGGCGGCAATCTGCCTGGTCTCGAGCGAGAAGAAGACATTGAACTTGCTGCTCAGCAAGACGCCGAGATGGAAGCGTATGAAGACGCATTGGGATTAGACCCCGATGAAGTCGAGCAAGAAGTCATTGAAAACGAAGACGGTTCTGTAATCATCAACTTCCAAGAAAAACAAGGTCCACAAAAGAACCCTGAGTTTTACTCTAACTTGGCAGAAGAGTTTGACGAAGGCGTCCTTGACGCATTAGCAACAGAATACTTAGACTACATCGACGTAGACAAAGAAGCGCGTAGCCAAAGAGATAAACAATATGAAGAGGGCTTACGCCGCACTGGTCTTGGTAAGGATGCTCCTGGTGGTGCTGTGTTTGATGGCGCTTCTAAGGTTGTTCATCCCGTCATGGCCGAGGCTTGCGTCGACTTCGCAGCCTCCGCAGCAAAAGAATTACTCCCGTCCGATGGCATGGTCAGATCCAACATCAAAGGCGAGTCAGACAGAATTAAAGAAGAAACAGCAGAACGAAAAGTAAACTTCCTTAACTGGCAGCTTACCAATCAAGTTCCTGAGTTCCGTGACGAGATGGAACAGCTTCTTACTCAGCTACCACTCGGTGGTTCACAGTTCCTCAAATGGCGTTTTGATGACGAGCAGTTACGTCCTACTTGCGAGTGGGTACCGATTGACAACATCATCTTGCCTTACGCAACAACTAACTTCTACACGTCACAGCGCGTGGCAGAACAACAAGACATCACAGAAGACATCTACCTGCAACGTATTGAGCAGGGTATTTACCGTGACGTAGACAACGCGTCTTACTCTTCTGATGCTCCCCTCACAGATCAAACCAAATCCGAAGTTGCCAACAACAAGATTGAAGGCAAAGCAGAGCCATCTAAAAACATCGACGGATTGCGTCGTGTTTACGAGATCACTTGCTTCATGCGTCTTGAAGAAGACCCAGAGACCGATGGCCGTCGTGCACCGTACATTTTAACTATTGACGAATCAAGTGGTAAGGTATTAGCCCTGCGTCGTAACTGGGAGTCAGGTGATGAGAAGCTCGAGAAGCTGGATTGGTACGTGGAGTTCAAGTTCATTCCTTGGCGTGGTGCTTACGCTATTGGTCTTCCCCATCTTATTGGTGGCTTGTCTGCCGCCCTTACTGGTGCTTTACGTGCTTTGTTGGACGCAGCACATATTAACAACAGCCAGACGCTTCTTAAGCTCAAAACTGGACGCGTTAGTGGACAAAGTGACCGAATTGAACCCACTCAAGTAGTTGAGGTTGAGGCAGGCCCTGGTGTAACTGATATTCGTCAGATTGCAATGGCTATGCCGTTCAATCCTCCTTCTTCTGTTCTTTACGATCTTTTAGGTTGGTTAACCGCTGCAGCTAAAGGCGTGGTTTCTACATCCGAAGAAAAGATTGGCGAAGCAAACAACAACATGCCTGTCGGTACAGCACAAGCGCTGATCGAACAAGGCGCAAAGGTTTACTCAGCGATCCATGCACGTCTGCATAGATCACAGGCTAAATCGTTAGAGATTATCTCCCGTCTAAACCACTGGTACTTAGACGACATGGACAATCAGTCCGGCATGGAGATCCAGGTTCGTGACTTTGCGTACAACTCTGATGTCCAGCCCGTATCTGACCCTAACATCTTTTCAGAAACCCAGCGACTTGCACAAAACCAAGCCCTCTTACAGATGGCTACGTCTGCGCCCCCTGGAATGTTCGACGTACGCGCGGTTTATAAGCGTGTGCTCAAGCAATTAAAAGTTCCTGACGCAGAAGAAGTATTGCCTAACCCATTAGGCGCTAACGAGTCTAACCCTGCGCTAGAAAACGTTTCTATGACCATGGGTCACGCAGCGGCTGCGTATCCTGATCAAGATCATATTGCTCACATTAAGATTCACTTAGAGTACGCTAACAACCCAGCATTTGGTGGCAACCCAGTCATTGGACCATCGTTTGCACCGATGGCACTACAACACATCAAGCAGCACTTGACACTACACTACTTGCAGTCTATGCGTAAGTACGTAGCACAAGCAGCCGGTGGACGTGATACGTTGAACCTGCACGAAGAAAAACCGTTGGATCAACAAGGTCAACAGGCCTTGGCACTTGCCTCACAATTGGTTAACCAAGACTCTCAACAAGAGATGGCTCCTTACGTTCAGCAGATCCAGGCACTGGCTCAGAAGGTACAACAAGCTCAGCAGCAACAAGCACAAAATGCTGCAATGAACGATCCTACCGCGGCTGCAATTGTCAAGACTCAAATGGCCGAGACAGAGCGCAAGACACAAGAAGCGCAGCAACGTCTACAGGCTGAATTGCAACGCGCCCAGCAAGAGTATCAGTTTAAGGTTGCTGAGTTACAGGCCAAGGTTAACGAGCTGCAGGTTAAGTACTCAACACAAACAGATATTGACAACCAACGTAATGCTACAGACATTGCGATGGCCAACATCAACAACGCTGCTAAAGAACGTGTTGCTTACATCCAAGCTGGTGCCCAGTTGGATCAACAACAGGCACAACTTGAGCACGAGCAAAACTTGTCTGCTATTGACGCCATCCAGGCATCGGACGCTGACATTCGTAAACATGGACTGGCTATTGAGCAGCAACAATTCCAGGCCCAGGCTGATCAGGTACAAAAAGCAGCAGAGCACGCACGTCAAGCAGCTTTGGCAGATCAGCAACATCAGCAGCAAATCCAGCAGCAAGGATTCCAGGCACAAAACCAAGCACTACAAAGCGGCCTAGAACACCAGCAAACAATAGAACAACAAGTAGCACAACCTAAACCCCCAACAGGAGCATTATAATGGCCGACAATAATTTAAAAGGCTTTCGTCAAACCTATCAGGAAACTGGTAAACTTTCTAGCGGCGGCGGCCCTGGTGAGAAAAACATCGACGCAGGTCCTGCAGGATCACACCGCGACAACAACTGGAAAAAAGGCGCAGCTCAGGCTAAACTAAGAAACGCTAAGCCAATTGGTCCAGGTAAAAACCTCAAAGACATCGACGGCGGCAATTTTTACTAATATTTGGGGCGGATTTATTCGCCACCACGTATTAGTGAGAATATGAAGGACTTTATCAGTGAAATTATCGGTCGTGTAAAGACTGAGTTACAGAATCAAGCAGAAGCTGTCACTGCGGGTAGTAACATCAACTCGTTTGATGATTACAAACAACACATTGGTGTGATACAAGGATTGGAATTATCCTTGGCAATCATCGATGAAATTTTGACAGAGAACGACGACGACCTGTAAAGGTTATAGGAGCACTGAATAGTGTTTGATTTAAAAGACAATGACGAACCAGATTTGCGTTCGGAGCAGGAATGCTTTCCGGATATAGATCCAGGTGTAGAAATTCTGGGAGACCGAGTACTTGTGCAATTGCGCAGAGAAAAGGTGACCAGTAAAGGCGGTATCATCCTCGTTGATGAAACCAGACAAACCTTACGTTTTAACGAGACGGTAGCTAAAGTAATTGGAATTGGTCCATTGGCTTATAAAAGCCCGGACGACCTAACACCCTGGATCGAAGGTCCTTGGTGTAAAGTTGGCGACTTAGTTCGCACAATCAAGTACGGTGGTGATCGTTTTGTAGTGCAACCAGAGGATGATGGCGCCCCCGTGGTGTTTATTACCCTCCAGGCTCGAGAAGTAATCTCAAAGATTAAGTCATTCGAGCATGCACAGAAAATGAAAGCGTTTGTAGATTAACTTTGTAGAAAGTACAACATGGCAGATAATGAAAAAGACGTTCCCATTAAGGAACAAGAAGATGGCTCAGTCTTAGCCAAAGTTGAAGTCCCAGAAGGCTTTGACGAAGAAGACAAAGGTACTGAAGTAGAGGTACCCGCTGACGACGAGGAAACTCAAGCTGCTGCAGCCGATGACGAAGCTGCAGAAGAAGAAAGCGACGACGAAGACGAACGCGAGAAGATCCGCGAAGCCAGACGTGAAGAGCGTCGCCTCAAAAAGGAACTGGCTAAGCAACGTGAAGTCTCTGCTAAACACAAAATTAGCGCCCTTGAAAAGCGCAACGAAGAGTTAGCAAGACGCCTCGCAGCCGTAGAGAATACTGCAGCATCTTATCAATTTGCACAGATTGACAAGGCCATTGAAGACGAGGCCACACGTGTCGAATACGCAAAGATGAAGATGGTGGAAGCTGCTCAAGCCAACGATGTTAATGCTCAAATGGAATACTTAGAGCAGTTAACAGAAGCAAAAGACAGGCTCAAGCAAGCTGAATATTATAAGAAACAACAACTCGAGTCAGCAAAGGCACCTAAGCAAAACGTGCCTAACGAGACAGCTGAAGAGGTTCAAAGATTGGCTAAGAGCTGGTCTAAGAAAAACTCTTGGTTTGATCCACAGGCTCGAGACACAGATAGTAGAATTGCAAAGGTAATTGACCAAGAGCTCGCAACCGAAGGTTGGGATCCAGCGGATCCTGAATACTGGGACGAGTTAGACAGTCGTTTATCAGCACGCCTGCCACACCGCTATACAGCAAAGGGTGGCAACACACGACGCAGTGGCCCAACAGCCTCTAGTCGAGTGGCAAGTACCACAGCCAAACCTGGCACGATTACACTCTCACGTGAGCGTGTAGCCGCCATCAAGGACGCTGGTGCATGGGATGATGTTGAAAAACGTAACAAAATGATCCGTGCTTACGCACAATATGATCGTCAAAATAAAGGTTAATTATCATGGCAAATACAAGAATCAAACGTGACATCGATGACCGCTTAGCGGATCGTGTACAAGAAACAAAAGAGCGGATCGCAGCTGAAGATCCGAACAACAAAAGTAAGCGCGAACGTGCAGAGGCGTTCAGAGACAAATGGCAAAATAGCGCATTGCCTGACTTACCTGCGGGAATTATCCCCGGGTTTCATTTGTGCTGGTTATCCACCACAAATAATTATGACAGTATCGACAAACGTATGGCATTGGGCTATGAGCCAGTGAAAGCCGCCGAATTAGGCAAAGGCTTTGAAACACTAGGTAAGATGAGTTCGGGCAAGTTTGAAGGCTGTGTTAGCTGTAACGAAATGGTTCTCTTTAAGTTACCAGAAGAAATCTATCAAGAAGTGATGAAGATGTTGCACCATGATGATCCATTGGATCACCAACGCAACATTACCGCTCAAGTCCGTAGTACTGCGCAGGACGGTAAGGGTGGTCGTTCAATTCTCGAGGGTGGTGTTTTGGAAATGGAAAAAGAGGCCGCAAAGGCGAATAGTAATATCCGCTTTGATTAACATACTTCAATAATAACAAAGGAAATAAACTAATGTCCACAACATTAAAACCCTTTGGTCTGAAGCCTTCTTTTCACCCAAGCGGTTTAGACCGTTCGACTCCTTTTACCGGCACAAACAGCTATGTAACTGGTACTCCGAACTTCTCTGCTGCTAATGGATTGTCTGCTGGTCAAGCATTTTACCAGTATACTCCAGTGGCTGTGAACAGCTCAGGCGCACTGACCTTAGCCTCTACCACTACTGACCGTTTGATCGGTTCTTTTGACGGTGTTGAATTCACCGACTCACAAGGCCGTCGTTCTGTTGCTAAGTGGATTTCTTACGAAGCTCTTGCTGCTTCTACTCAAGTCGTTTTCTGGCTCTTCTCTGATCCAGCACTCGTATACGAGATCCAAGCAGCCGGTTCTGTAGCTAATACAGCAATCGGTAAAGAATTCAACTTCTCCGCAACTTCTGGCTACACTACTGCTGACGGTACTACTGTTGGTACATCTGGTGGCGCTGGCTTCTCTACTTGCGCATTGAACCCAACAGCTGTAACAGCTGGTACTCAAGGTCAAGTTAAGGTTGTTGGTTTGGGTCGCGAAGTTGCTTACCCAACAGGCGAACTCAACGCATGGGGTGACACAAACACCATCGTTCAAGTTCAGATCGCTAACAGCCAGCTCGTCGCTCCGTCGATCGCGGTTTAATATAATACGAAAGGAAATAGCACATGGCAACCCCAATGCGCAGTACGGACTTTCGTGCGGTAGTCGAACCGATTATCAACGAAGTCTTTGATGGCGTTTATGAACAACGCGCCGACGAGTGGAAAGGATTTGTAGAACAGATCCAAGGTATTCCACGTAACTATCACGAAGAAGTAATGCTCTTCGGTATGAATGCTGCACCTGCCATGCCTGACGGTACTCCTGTCAGCTATGATCAAGGTGGTACATTGTACATCACCCGTTTCATCTACCAAATCTATGGCTTGGCTTACGCTTTGACCAAAGTTTTGATGGAAGACGGCGATC